TGGTGTTATTTTTGTACCCTTTTTTGCCTATTTTCAGGCGTAAACTATCAAAAATACAAAGGAGGATGGCTATTATGGCTGAGGGAGTTAGAAAACGAGGAAAAACATGGTCTTACTATTTTGACACTGCAAAGATAAACGGTGAGAGAAAGAAAATTGAGAAAGGCGGTTTTCGGACGCAAAAGGAGGCTTTAGATGCCCGCGCGGCCGCAATTGCGCAGTATAATAATGTCGGTCGAACATTTTCTCCAAAAGAAATCAGCGTTTCCGATTATCTTGACTATTGGTTAGAGACTGCAATCAAAAAGAATATTGATCACGGATACAGCTATAATACATACCGCGACTACGAATCCAAAATACGTTTACATTTAAAGCCAGCGTTCGGCATGTACAAATTAAGCAGCTTTCAATATGCTCCGGACAAAGTTCAGGAATGGGTTGACAACATGAAATTAAAAGGATTGTCAAAGCGTATGATTCAAAATACTTTGACCTGCCTGCAGGGTGCACTGAACTATGCGATTATACCGCTGAAATACATCCAGGCAAATCCATGCATTCCTGTTAGGGTAGGCAAAATGCCAATAGATCCGGATGCCAAAGCTCACGCAGAATATGTATGCCCTGTTGAAGAATTCGAACGAATCCTGCAGCGTTTTCCACCCGAAAACTATTTTCATCTTTCCCTGGTAGTTCCATACAACTGCGGAACCCGAATAAGCGAAACATTTGCAATTGACCTAAACGAAGACGTAGATTTCCAGAAACATGAACTGCATATCAGAGGACAGTGGCAAAAAAGGAATAAGACCTGGTACATAAAGCCACCAAAATATGACTCCTATCGTACAATCAAAATGGGAGAAACTCTGGAGCAGGCATTGAAGTACGGCATACATCAAAGAAAATTAAACAAATTGAAATATGGCGGCGCGTATTTGAACACTTATGTCATGCCGGATAATTCCATAACTCAAATCAGGGCAGATATCCAGGTTGCTTATAAGGAAATCACCCCTCTGTGTGTCAAGGATACTGGCGAACTACTTACGCCGGACTCTTTCAAGTATTGTGCCCGGGTTGTTCATTACGAGCTTGGCAATGTATTGTTTCACTCGCACTGTCTGCGGCATACGCATGGCACTATTCTGGCCGAGGCCGGTGTGAACCCCAAAACAGTTATGGAACGGCTGGGACATAAAGATATCACAACGACATTGCAGACATACACATTCAACACAGAGCTGATGCAGCAAACGGCAGTTGATGTATTCGAGAATGCGATTCACAAAAAAGCATAGTAAAAAAGCGGTTGAACATCTCATTTTAGTTCAGAGTGTTCAGCCGCTTTTCTTGAAAATCGGTCTATTTTATTTTTGCGGGTGGCAAATGGGTGGCAAATCGACTGAACTTCCGCATTTCAAGTCAGCAAACCAGCTTATTTCCTAGAAAGTAGACACACAGTTTCAACGTGGCACGTATATCAGCATAAGAGCATAAACGGCATTTCTTAATCTATCTAATTCTATGATGATACCATAATCTGCACTTTCTTTCAATGTTTTGCATTTTGACTATATTCACTTCTATCACCGTCTTTCATGTACGGTGGCAAATGGGTGGCATTGCCACCAGACAAAAAGATATTGCATTCTTCAAGCATATATGTTATTCTTTTCTACGGTCAGAACAACCGAAATGACCACAAAAAAGAACAATTCTTTTCGCCGCGTAGCTGCGGCGTTTCTTTTTGCTACGGCGTTTCTTTTTGCCCCGGAGATCCCCGGGGCTTTTTTGTTGGCCGATTACTGCCGATTACACCACTCCTGCAGGGCGCGAACCATTGCAGATGGATTACTGATCACACCGTCAACCTGTGTGCCGAGCTTGCGCTGCATCGCGCGGATGGTCTGTGGTCCGATGTATCCGTCAGCAGTTACCCCCGACCATTTCTGGATGGCCTTGATCAGAGCTGATCCGCCGGACAGATGATTGCTCCACTCGGCCGCTGTGATACCGACGCAGTATTTCTTGTTTGTCGTGGGCTGGTTACTGATTTTCCCGTCCACGCCGGTTCCGAAGATCTCCTGCAGGCGGCGGGTCAGCTCCGGTCCCCATACTCCATCAACTGATATCGCTTTTGCGGCCGGCTTCTGAACGGATGATGTACCGCCGTAGGTACAGTATTTTGTATGACAATTGATCCATCCTGCGCCCGAAAGCAGTTTTCCCCAACTTCCATTCTGGATTTTGGTGATAGTATAGCTGCCCTGATCCCGGATTACTCCGACGATCTTGCTGTTTGCATTCGGCGCGATACGGATGTTTAATTCCGTGTCATTGACCTTGTAAACTCCTGGCTTATATATCTCCTCGCCGGATGTATTGTTTCCAGAAGACTCTGAGCTGCCGCCGCTGATCAGCTTCTTGAATCTCGTCCAGTCGCCTTTTGCAATGATCTGCGACGGGCAGTTTTTGCTGCAGATGTCATAATGACGATAGACTCTTTCCAGCGGAATCCCCGTCTCCCGCATGATCTCCCGCACCAGTGCCGCAGTATTCTCAAATGCTTTTTCATAATTATACCCGGCCTGCACGCACATTTCCACACCGATGCTGTTCCGGTTGCCATAAGAGCCGAACAGGTTGCCGTTTCCGTAGTTGATGCCAACGTGCCAGCATCCGAGGTTGTGCGGCGCGGCCTGATAGGCAGTGTCGCTGTCATCTACGTAATAATGAGCCGACATGCCAGAAAAATTCCCGTCATGCTGTGCTCTGGCATGAGCGCGGGCATTGGCAGTTGGCTCAAAATTGTCGGTATTATGTACAACAATACACTGTGGGTTGTTATACGGATAGGTGTTCTGGCTGCTGATGTATGATCTATCAATCTTCATTGTCTCTCCTTCTGCCGGATTTGCGCCGGCGCAAAAAAGGACGGTTGTTGGCCGCCCTCACTCTGATTTCTGTGTCTGCTTGATAATCTGATTCACATAATTGCTCAGCCCCGCCACAAGGATGCCCTGCGTGACCGCTGTAAAGACGGCCATCGCCGCCTGCTGCCCGGTGCACACCTCACTGGTAGCCAGCACCCAGATGGCACACAGTACGATACTCACGCCGCCGAGAATCAGAGGGATATACTTATCCTTTACAGCCTGCGCCTGTTTGAGTGCCATGCCAAGAAAATACAGGGCAACAGCCACAACGATGAGTTCCGGTTTCACATAATTCATAATCTGTTCCATATTTTTTATCCTTTCTGCTCTAAGTCATTGATTCTGTGATTGGCAACTTTGATCTGCTCTTCTTGTACTTTAAGTTCCTGTTCCAGAGCATACGTTCTTTCTACTACATTATTATGCTTATCGACCCGTTTCGTGAGCTCTTCCAGCTTGTATTCCATCAGTGCCCGTGTCTTTTCCTGCTGACTGTGGTTACTGATCAGGCAGACCACAAGTGTAACGGCGGCACTGATGCAGGCTGATATGATTGTTTCCATATGTTTTTTAGTTCTCCTTCTTTTAAATTAGCAAAATCTTTCTTCGGTGCTACTCCACCGATTCCTTTGCTTCCAGATCTGCAGTATACTTATCATACTCATCCCAGATGTCGTTCTCGAATTTGTCAACAACATCATCGATATCCTTTTTATTGGCACGATACTTTCTACCGTTGTTGATGTAGCGATTGATGATTGGAACATCCGGATGTTTTGCATCCATATTGGCGTCCATAGACACAACGGTCTCGCCGTCAACTGTGATGATTCCAGAATAATGAATGTCCTTTGTGTAAGTTGCTTCTACTGCCATAGTTTTGCCCTCCTAAAAATTAATTTGTATCTCCAGAGATATTATCTCTCATGGATTCAAGTTCACTTCTTAGATCCGCAACCTCTATTTCAAGGTTCGATCTTCTTTCTTTTTCGAGCTGTAGCTCATGCGTTATTACCGCAATCAAATTGGTATATACCATACTATAGGTATCAATATAGCCATCCTCAGTGTTCTTCCTGTCGTGGTGTACCAGATCCAGCTCATCTTCTCGGATTCCGAGCGCTCGCATGGCTTCCACAACATCCTGTGCGACAAATCCATAGCAAATGCGTCCATCGCCGTCAATCATTCGGTACTGCACCGGCTTCAAGCGGTCGAACAATTCCGAATGGATATCGGTTTCATTGATCTGGCTTTTGCCGAGCGGAAATATGTTCGTTTTGGAACGTCGGTCAGATGTAACCTGCGGGGAGTTTTTGACAATCAAACGTTCCCATACTCGTCCGCTATCACCAAGCATAATCTTTTCAGAATACTCCTTCGTTGGTGCAAATGCTCCAGTGTAGGCTCCACCTGACCATCCACAACCATAAAATTCAACTTCTGCCTGATAACCATTCTTTTTTGATTCAAGAATGACACTACCGTTACACACATTGATGTTTGCTTTGTTATTGGCGTCTGAGTAGGTATTTACAACAAAAGTATCATCAACGGCTCCTGCTATGCAGCTACCTGTTGAGCTTGATGTTTCGACTACAGCCTCATGAACTCCTTTAATGTCGACGTATTCGCTCTGAATTGATAATGCTGCGCTACCACCTGGTGACGTATCTACTTTGATTTTTCCAACACCACCGCACAGCTCAATAACCGCATCTTTCGCGTTTTTACCAAGCTTAATGAGCTTATCTCCGTAGTAGGCAAGTGTTGTTCCTGCCTGATTTAAAATTTCGAATGCGTATGCTGAAATTTTAGTCCGATAACCAGACCATGAACCATTGGTTTTGTTTCCGACTTGCAAACCAGTTCCAGAAGTAAATTCCAAGAAATTCGTTGCTACTTTTGCAGCATTTTCAGGATTCATCCTGTACGCCAAATCTTGCAATGTTCCAGTTGTAGGTTCTGCGGTCTGTGTTGTTTGTGATGTAGCCCAAGATGTATATTTTCCAGCAACAGTATATGTGCCCCAGCTGTATGACCAAGGCAGATATACCCACACGTCACACTGATTCGAAGCCGTTGCTCGCACCTGAACTTTTAAGTCATCACAATTTTGCCTTGTTACACTTACACCAAATGCCGCCGTCGTGGAAGCTGATGCTTGCCATCCATCTTTGATTACGATTTCGGCTTGAGAATTCTGACTCGCTTGTCCGTTATAACCGCTTCCTGTATAGATATCAATAATAAAATTACTGTTATTTCCAGCCGATGTGAGTGTTCCAAGTTTAGACCATACGAGTTGATTAGATCCACCTGTTAATTGGTAACATTTGATATCGGCTTCACCTTTTACTCCTTGTGGCCCTTGAGGTCCTGTCGCCCCCGTGTCTCCCTTATCTCCTTTGTCACCTTTACTTCCGGTGTCGCCATAAGTTCCGATAATACAAGGTGCCGTTGTACTTGCTGTTGTTCCGTCAGTATACTTCACCACCTCATAATTCCAGAGATATTTTTTGTTTGACGATACCGACTGAACGCTCGTAGTCCAGCCGCTCGTTGAGGCAGTAACACCACTCGACGATGCCGTTGCGAGATAATAGTTTGTAACAGAACCAATACTTTTCCCATTCGACCCATTAGCACCATTAGTGCCGTTTGTTCCCATTTTGCCAACACTATAAAGTGTAGACGTCGTGTTATCGGTATAGGTCATGATTGTTCTTGTCCACAGATACTGTCCAGCAGATGCAGACGGCACTGAGCTACTCCATGTACCTGTAGGCACTGATGTTCCTGATGATGATACCTGATAAGTTACGGCTGTCGATTTGACGCCTTTGCCGGTTGCTCCGGTATCACCCTTAGCACCATTGAGGACTATTCCCGATGATGTATAATAAGCGGTAACCGATCTTGTGCCATCGCTTCCAGATTTCACGACTTCGTATGCATTTCCTTTTGCAAGTCCTTTCATGCCAATAAAAACATGCGTGACTCTTGATGCCACCCATGTATTTGCCATAGTTGCTCCACAACTTATCAGGATGTTTCTTACATTTTGATTTAGTCCAGTAGCGTCCGCACTGAATAGACATATAATTTTTCCTGATGCTACGGCATTTAACGGTGACTCCAATGACGATACATCCGAATATGTGTCGTATGTTTTTATACTTTCTACCGAGCCGTTAGCCGGATTTATGACAACTAATGTATGTCCTCTACCCGGTGTAAAATTATATTTTGTACCATTTATCAGAACATACGAAACAGTATTACTTGCGCCAGCAACTGCATCATAGTTCGATCCCGATACAGTAATATAGGTGGCACTCTTACCAGTATCACCTTTAGTTCCAGTAACACATACCGGAGTTGTCGTAGAGGTGGTATTATTTGTATACGTAATAACAGATCGTGTCCAGATATACTTTCCATTCTCCCATCCAGGATAAGTTGTCGACCACGATCCGCCAGAAAGAGATGTGGCCGAGGTGGATTTATAATACTGCTCTACGATAGATTTGACGCCATTGCCTGTTGCTCCAGTTCCGCCAGTTGCTCCAGTCTCTCCCTTATCGCCCTTGTCACCCTTCACACCAGTTGCTCCCTGTGCGCCAGCAATGCAGACTCCATTTTGATTTGGCGAATAGGTCTTATTACCAGCTCCGTCTGTCGTTACCGTACGACTCCACATATACTTTCCGTTAACCCAAGTCGGCGCTGTCGTTGACCATGATCCGCCAGAAAGAGAAGTTGCAGATGTGGATAAGTAGTATTCTACGTCAACGAAAGACACATAATCCTCAGGTGCTGGAGTCCAGTCAGTTGCCGTATTGCCTTTTTCGATCTTAAGGTTTTTAAACTGATATGAGACCCCAACATTACTGTTCATTCCGGTAAAATATGTATTCTGTGAAGTTCCGCTAGGCAATGTTGCTGCTGATTTTACAACCCATACCAGTTTTGTCCATACATTCGCAACTGTTTTGTTGTTTACGGCTTTACATGATTGTATCAACATGTTTGAACCGTTACCATGTCTAAAGTCTGGATTCATCGATGTAGAAACACTTGCTTTGACATCTACGGATACGGTATAATTAGTGTCAGCCTCCCATTTTGTGCGTCCAATATAAGAAAACTGTATTACAGACCATCCGGATTGTTTTACCGAATCTCGTGTAAGCTTACATGTATTAACCCCAGTTTCGGATACAGATTCTTTGGAATAGCCGCCAGTTTGCATTGACCAACTCCATCCGGTTGTTCCTTTATTGGTATTGGTCGCCAAATTTCGTCCGCCGACGACAATTCCTTCCGGTGTACTACCAACGTTGTAAGCAGTTGAAGTTGTATTATCCGTATAGGTGATGATCGTACGAGTCCAGAAATATGGTTTGTCCGCACTTGTCGCCGGAGGAGTTGCTGACCATACTCCAGTAGGGATCGTAGTTCCAGACGAACTTGCCTGATATGTAACCGCTGTGGATTTAACGCCTTTTCCAGTTGCCCCGGTATCGCCTTTATCCCCCTTACTACCTGTAGCTCCTGTTGCACCCCTCGGGATAATTGTATGGCTTATGCATAAACCTTTCAGATCTCCAGATGCAGTATTACTCCGATAATAAGCAACATGAGCATTTTTTGTATCTGTTGCCGTTCCAACGATCGCGAACATATCCCCGATTCGGCAGCCATTACGGATACCAGATGTACTAGACCAAGTTTCTTCGTGATTAATAGTTCCGTATGCCGTCCACTGAGACTCGGTGAAGGCATCTCTGACTACATTTGCTACAAGACTATATCCCTGTGAACCAGTGGCACCAGTAGCACCTTTGTTACCATATACACCGATAACTCGTTTTGTTGTGTCTACAGTTGTCCCATTTGTATAAGTAATTGTCTCGTAGTTCCAGAGATATTTATTGCTCTCTGTCATTGTCGGAACCGTAGACGACCATGAGGTAGGAACAGTCGAATTTGACGCGGAGACTGCATAATGCTCGGTAATACTCTTAATACCATTTCCGGTTGATCCGGTATCACCTTTATCCCCTTTACTTCCCCGATCACCGTATGATCCAATGATGCAAGGCGCAGTTGTACTCGCCACGGTTCCGTCGGTATACTTCACAACCTCATAATTCCAAAGATACTTCTTAGCCGCAGACACCGACTGGACAGCTGTTGTCCATCCACTCGTCGCCGTTGTAACTCCGCTGGAAGATGCCGTTGCCAGGTAATAATTGACTACTGATCCAATACTCTTTCCATTGGTGCCATTTGCACCATTGGTTCCCATACGGCCGACACTATATATCGTGGATGTTGTGTCGTCAGTGTAAGTGATGATTGTACGTGTCCACAGATACTGCCCCGCGGATGCAGATGGCACAGACCCAGACCATGTGCCAGTTGGAACTGTTGTTCCGGAAGTTGAAACCTGGTATGCAACAGATGTCGATTTAACCCCCTTACCCGTATCACCCTTATCACCTTTGGCTCCAGCCTCGCCTTTGATTTTCGCCCACTTATACGTTCCGACACTTGTAGGATCATCTTTTGCATAGTCCACGCATGTTCCGATATAAGCGCCAATATCCTCACCACTGTTCCCGGTGAATGTCTTCCCACCGTCATTGCTATATTTGATGTGCAGATAACTGGTTTTCCCGTCTGCTCCATTGGTACCTGAAATTCCCTGTTTTCCCTGTGGCCCCTGCGAACCTTCCAGCTGCTGCCAGCTGTACTTCTTCGGATCATCCGAATCCGTCTGTGTAAAATCCACATACGTTCCAATGTATTTTGACGGTGTCTCTGTCATCTGAGACGCAGAGGTCGGATTCGAAACCGCAGAATATTTGATGTGAAAATACGTCGTTTTTCCATCTTTTCCGTCAGCGCCTTTGGGTCCCTGGATTCCCTGGTCACCCTTATCGCCCTGCAGGCCGCGCAGTCCTTGCTCGCCCGGATCTCCCTTATCTCCTTTCGGCCCCTGAAATTTGCTCCAATGATACTTCGCCGGATTGGCGCTGTCAGCCTTGGTAAAATCCACGTATTGGCCTATATACGTTTTATCGACGGCGTTGGTTGTCGAAAAGCCTGTCTTTCCATCCGCGCTTGTTGCATAAGCGATATGCAGATAACTGGTTTCACCATTCGCACCGTTTTCTCCAGGGGTTCCATCGGCGCCGTCCTCTCCGTCATCGCCCTGAAATTTTCGCCAGGTGTACTTGGTCGGATCTGTACTGTCCTCCAATATATAGTCCACGTAGGTACCGATATATTTTCCTGTATCCTTCCGCAACTGATTTGCTGTCGGGTTCGGAACATCAGCATATCTCACATGGAAGAAACTAGTCAGACCATTCTTTCCGGGCTCTCCCGCAATTCCCTGCTCTCCAACAACCTTTACCCAGGTATAGATGCTCGGGTCTGTAAGTACCGGCTGTTTTGTCGTCTGATTGTATGCGATACCCATGTATGTCTTTCCAGCTGATTTGAGCGATATTCCGCCGCCCGTTTCCGTATCAGCAAACACAACCCAAGTGTAAAACGTCCGGTTCTTTGCCAGTTTTTCAAACTGTGCAGCCAGGCTCTCCATCTTTTCTGAAATTCCACTCGATTTCAGCTTGTATTCGCCCAGCGTTGCCGTGTACTCATCATTGCAAATGGAGGACTCCAGTTTCATGATTCTTGCAGACAAATACAGTTCTCCGGTATCGTCTACAATATTCACCGTATCGCCGATTTTAATCCCATCCGGCAGATACGCCAGCTCTACTTCATAGGAAACAGCCGCATCGTAGATCTTTTTCAGCTTTGAAACTGCCCTGTTGCAGAGTTCTGACTTGCTGGTAGTATCGTAAGTGTACGACTGGACGATATGTCCCGTACCACTTCCTTTTTCGGAAAGATACCGGCTCCATTTGGCCACTGCGCTCCGGGAATAAATCGTACTGCCGGACAGATATATATCGCCGTCATCATACTTATACCCTTTCAGATTGATCGGCGTTTCACTGTCTTCCGGATATCCGCCGGTAACGGAAAGTGCCGTAGCCAGATCTTCTACTGAACTTTTTACAATGATATTTTTCACTTCCCGGTTGATCCGAAGTTCTCGCCCCTGATCTACGCCGCGCTTCTTATGCAGGTTGATATATTTGTGCTTGATTTTCAACCGGTCGATTTCAAAAGTATAGGAAACTTCCGCGTCAAACTGCGTGGCAACGCTCAAAATACGCTCAGAAGCGGTGGTCTCACCCTCCCAGGACAGTTTCCGGTTATAATTGCTGACCTCATTGATTCCAATTTCAAAGCCGGAATCGTCGCTGAATTTTTCAACATAGTAGCTCGCTGGATATGCCTTGTCTGCTTTGTATTCGCCAACTGTCTCGTTCAGGAGATCCATACCGGCATCCTCGGCATAGATTTCTACTTCCTGTTTGAAAATATTTTCTTCGCTGGTAATGATCGTATAAAATTCCTGCTCATCGCCATTCTTCCGAAGAATATAATTGCCAACAGAACCATACTGTTTCGCATCATTCCGCGTGCTCGCCGTGTAATTCAGCGTAAATTCTAGTGTAGCAACACCTGCTTCCACCTCTTCTGTTTTCAGATCATCAGAAATGTACAATCCCTTCGGTAGCTCTGTGCTTGCCTGCCCAAGGACATTCATATGTCGGTCCGCAAAATATAAAATCATAGAAACACCTCCCTGTATTTCATTGTGTATGTTGGCTGTGTTGCCCAGTCCGATGCAATGCATTGGATCTGATTCATTCCAGGCTGCAGGCAAAAGTTCTCCCAATCGTTGCCCAACGCACCAAGATCCTGTCTCGGAAGTCCCTGTAACATGACCTCTCCATTGCTACAGTCAGCTGTCAAAACCTGATTTACCGAAAATTTATTCGGAATATCACGCCATTTTTCTACATTGTCAATTCTCACGAAGATGCCGCGGAAATAATTTCTGGTGACAAGCTGATTTCCTGTATTTCGACTTCCCCACTGTCCCAAATACAATTTCACTGTTGCCACTTTCACATCTTTTAATTCTGGAACTGTAAATTCCGGATAACTGCCCTTCCAGAAAAAACGTATTTTCTCTCCATGTTTCATCATGTCGCTTGCGCCATACGTTTGGCTGTATGGGTTTGCATCTTTTCGATGGCAAGGTTCAAAAGTATATGTTTTGACGATACGCGGGTTGTTTCCACCTACCCACATATTCATGTGCGCTGTGTTTCCGATCGTATCGGTTTTGTATATCTCCTGGCAGCAGATCATTTTTCCGTTCGCATCGCAGAAAGCAATCGCCTGGCAGCCCGTCTGCCCCATAAGACCAGTTTCAAACCAGCTGTTCATGTAACAATAGAGGTGCGTCGCTCCCTTTGCTCCATTGGAATCTACCACATCAATAGATTTCATAGCTCCATTCCAGCCGTTTGTGTTTGGACTTACATATCCACTGCTGGCCAGATACAGACCTTTGATGCTGTCTACGCTCATGACACCCAGCTTTCCAGCCGTCTTGCTGTTACTGTATAAGAAGTTGCTCCCTGTATCATCTTTCCACGCCGCATCCTGTGACCAGACATATTGGTCAGCATAGCTTGTTATCAGTTCGCTTTTTTTGTATGTTTCTCCGTTCAACTCATCCGGATCACCGAACTGAAGAATTTTCTTGGAGTCATTTACAAAACCTACTACTCCATTTTCACTGTGCATTACTGCCTGAAGCTTTGGAAAGGCCCGATAAGTGCCGTTGTACGACACAATGAACGTTTTTCCGTCATCCGCAGTCGGATTCACCGTAAATTCTTCCACCGAATACTTGAATGGATCCGCGCAGTAAAATTCCAGCTCCGCAGTGATCGCATTTCTTCCCGCCGGCACTTCACTCGTTCCCTGCTTTGTTCCGATATAATATTTGTCCGGTTCATCTGCAAAAATAAGGGTTGCCTGTTCTGCATCCAGAAGAGCATTCAGTTTGTTGTAAGCACTGCGAAAAGCTGCATTATCTTCGGCTACCAGCTGATATCCCACCACAATAGTCCTTGGCTGATAACGCTTTCGTCGATACTTTGTACCGTCAGACACGCCTGTTTCCAGATCTGTAATCTCCGTACCCAAAATTTCCCGGCCGGACACATAAAGTGTCCGATAGCCGGGAATTACGTTCTCAAGATAACTTCCATTAAACATGAGAGCCTCCGAAGGCAGGTTCTGCCCTGGGTATCGCTCTGTTGTATCTACAAAGTTATACATTCATTCTCCTGCCTTTCTTTCGGTTCTCCCTTGTCTCCTGTTTCTCAATTTCTTCTCGTGTATACGTTGCGGTCGCTTTTCCGATTTCTCTTCCGTCCAGATTAACGGGTACATAGATGGTATATTTTCCATTACTGCTGTACTGGTAGCTGTCGTTCAGGTCTTCAGATCCTGTCCGAAGGCTCATTCCGATTTCCGGCGCAGGTGTAAGCTCCGGAACCTGTATCAATTCCATGGCGGCCTGCCTCGCCTCCTGCACATGATCCATAATGCCGTTGACCCAGCCGATACCGAAATAATTGCCGAGTTTATCTGTCACCCGTGATGGGCTGTGGATCTGTGCTCTCGCCCGGATCGCCGCCTCTGCAGCCGCCGCAAGCTGTGCCGCCACTGCTCTTACATGTCCAACCTGGCTTGCCATACCATTTGCAAGTCCCATTCCGATGTATGCGCCGCTGTTATAGGCACCGCCTGCCGATGATCGCATGGTAATTACAATCGAATTTGACATTGTTCCGGCCGTAGAGACCGCCTTTGACATTCCTGCTGAAACGCCATTGTTGAAATTATTTCCAACCGCTTTTCCAGAAGTTTTTGCCTTGCTTTCTCCCTGAGAAAACTGCTTAATTAATGCACTGATAGCGTTTTTTGCTTTGTTCCCCAATGCATCCAATCCGGAATTTACAACATTGACGCTCGATTTCATGCTCGTGAGCGATTTTTCTGCGCTCTTTGCATTTCCAGCAATTGACTTCATGCTGGAATTTACTGATTTCAGAGCAACTACCATAAGACCGGTTCCTGCGGCTCCGGCCACCATTGCCGCTGCAAATACGCCAACTGTTACAGCTGCCGCGCCAGAAGATCCTGCCAAAATCACAAAAACCGCACTGGCCGCAGTACCTGATCCAAGTAATGCCGCCAATCCGGCTGCACTGACCTTTGCACCAGCCGCTACAAGTGGAAATGCTGCTCCCATAATTGTCAAACCTGCACCTGCCATCACAAGCGAAGCTCCAAGCACCGCTGCTCCGGCGGCCAATACAATTACTCCTGCGGCTGCAACCAGCGCAGTTACACCGACCAACGCAAGACCAACTCCGAGCGCGGTTGCGCCAATTCCTCCAACAGCAGCTCCGGTGCCAAAAACAATCATGCTTGCACCAAGCTGAGCAATAGCTACCGCTCCCTGGCTTCCATATTGTACGATCGAAGGAAGAACAGCAGACACAACCGCCAATGCCGCGCTGGCAATCAACGCACCTGCTGCCACCAAAACAATAGCGGCTCCAAATGCAATAAAGCCAACTGCTCCCACTGTCAATGCTGATCCAAGAGCAGCCGCTCCCACTGCCAGCAAAGCGATTGCCGCAACCATACCAACCATACATCCAATGGCCAGGGGACCGGCATTTGCAAGATTAATAGCCGCCAGGGATAACAATCCGATTCCAGCTGCCGCAATTAATACCGAGGCCCCAAACGCAACAAATCCAACTGCTCCGGCCGAAAGTGTTGGTGTTACATTTTTCGCTACCAACATCAAACCGGCAAGCGCTACGACCATTCCTGCCATACATCCAATGGCCAACGGACCAGCATTCGCCAACTGAATTGAAGAATACGCCAGCAGTGCCAAACCTGCGCTAATCATTAATACAGCCGCTCCCAATGCCAGAAGCGCCGGTGTCATCGCTGTTAATTTCTTCGACCCGCCAGACATAGACGAAAGCATCTTTGTCATACCAACTGCAAGTCCTACTACAACACCAATCAAACCACCAAAAACAGCGATTGCCCCTGGGCCAGCGTTGGTTACTGCAATTGCAGACTGCGCAAGCAAATAGAACCCAGCACTAATCGCCAGTACCCCGACACCCATCATCATAAAGGCCTTGGCGGATGCTACCATTTTCTTTGCACTGCCACCGCTTGATTTGCCAACCGCTTCCTGCCCTTTTGACACTTTAAATAAGCCAGGTGCAATTTTCCCAAGACCAGCCTTTGCCAGTCCTCCAACAGCTCCCGTAAATGCGCCAACAAACGGTGCTACAGCTTTAACAATTTTAAAGCCTTTGTACGCAATCAAAAGTTTCGGAAGTGTTACCACCAACTTTGCAATTACATCCGAATGTTTTTCCAAAAATCCCGAAACTGCTACAGTTCCATCTTTAACCTTTCCCAAAATGGTTGAGAAATTTTCAATACTTTCTGTGCTGCTAAAAGAACCTGAAAGTTTCTTGATATCTCCTATGATCGCCCCAGCCGCATCGCCCAGCGCTGTTCCTGCTTCCACTGCATCCGTTTTGAAAATATCCCAATATGGTTTTGCTTTCTCAACCATTGCTTCTATTTTATCGACAGCCTTTTCGATCCCTTTTCCGCTGGCAAGCTTCTCATCGATTTTTCCAACCGCCTCAGTTGCGATGCCAACCAAACCTCTCATTTTTCCGCCAACCTGGTTGAATGCGGTAATTCCAAGTCCTTCCATAGCAGACTGCAGTTTCACGACATCGTGCTGCAGATTATCCATTTTTATTTCTGCCATTTCTTTGGCTGCACCATCGCTGTTATAAATGGCGTTTGTTAACTTGTCAAAATCCTCTGGTGCCGCGCTCACGATTGAAAGCAGGCCTGACATACCCTCTTTTCCAGCTAACGTAGCAGCATATTTGGCCTTTAACGCTCCCTCTGCTCCATAAGCCTTTTCCGTTAAATCTGCTAATGCTTCATTATACTTCTTTTCTGTCAGCTCTCCATTGGCATACTTTTCGTCAAGTTTTGCAAGGTTCTCTTGGAACTGATCCATTGGCATTTTGCATTGTCCAAATGCACCGCGCAGATCGGTTACAATGTCCATCAGAGACTTCATCGAGCCATCACCATTCTGCAACGATATGCCCAAATAATCCATTGCGTCACTGATATCATCTGTTGGCTTGGCAAGATTTGTCAGGATAGTTCGAAGGCTGCTACCAGCCATACTGCTTTTCAACCCTGACGACGCCATGAGTCCGAGGGCAATGGCTGTATCTTCTACGCTGTATCCTAACGATCCAGCTACGGGAGCCGCATATTTAAAAGATTCGCCCAGCATAGCAACATTGA